ATCAAAGAATTAGAATCAAACAATATCTAGAGGAGTTATATGTTCGTCAAGGCGAATATGAAAATTGCGAATCGGATGATTGTATTGCTTATTACTCACAAAATTCACCTAAAGAAAAAAAAATCATCTATTCTTCGGATAGAGATTTAGCACAATTAGTTTCACAGGATACTGAGTTATATAACCCAGCACATGGTAAAATATATAAACCAGGGGATAATATCGAATATGACCACGAAACAATTTTGATTGAAAATGTTAAGATTGTTAAAATGTTATGCGGTGATCCATCTGATAATATATTTGGGATTAGAAATTTAGGTCTAAAGAGAATGATTGCGTTATTTCCAGAAATGCAAACTAAAATATTAACGCTTAATGAAGTTAGGATAAAGGCGGAAGAAATTTGGCAGGGCGACAAGCACAACAAAACACTTCAGAACTTACTTACAGGTGTTAGTAAATTAGGTGTACTAGGGGAAGAATTTTTTGAAACAAATGAAAAAATAGTTGACCTAACTGAACCAATTTTAACGGACATAGCAAAAACACAGATACATGACTTAATAAATGAAACATTAGATTCCGAGGGGCGTTCATATAAAAACACAATGAAAATGATGATGGATGACGGCATGTTTACCGTACTACCCAAACAAGAAGACGCCTGGATAAAATTTTTAAACCCCTTTCTGAGGTTAACCAGAAAAGAAAAAAATAAAAAAATAATAAAATTTAAAATTTAAAACATGAACATCCAAGAACAAAACAAATTTGAATTCCTTTTGACGTTGGACAATAACATCATCTGCCAAAGATTTTTTAATGTCCACGACTATAATCCGGTTAGTAGACGATCTATGGACCTGCACTATTATGTACAAGATATTTGTGTAGAAATTAGTGAAGATTTAAAAATAAAAAGTTCCAATTATTTGGTCGAAAATCAAAATTATATCCTGAATTCTACGTATGTGGAAGACCCAAAAGAAACCGAAGAACAATACTTTTTGTTACAAGTGAAGCAAGGTAACGATGTATTTATTGAAAGGATTTTCCTTGCGAGTGTGTTCCATCCAAAAGTGAGATACTCGGTTGACATTAGACCAAAGTTGAGAAGAATTCTATCTGATTTAACTGACATAATGTCAAGAGAAGACCTAGAAACGACATATCTACAGTACGAACTGTAAGGTATTGTTATTTAATTTAATTTTAAAAAAGAAAGAAAGATTATGTCGAAAGAAATGAATTTTGGTTATTTGGGTCCTAGATTCCAACAATCATTATTAAAAACAATTATTGAAGATAAAAAATTCGGTGATTCAATTGTGGAGGTTATCGAAAGCAACTACTTCGATGGTGTGTATTTTAGAGTGATTATGGAGCACATTAAAGAGTTGTATGTAACCTTAAATTCAATACCTGCTTATGAAACTATTAAAAATAAAATTTTAATTGAAACAAAAGAAGGTTCGTCATCATCTAAAGTTATTATTGACACATTAAACGATATCCAAACTATCGAAATTAATGACGCATTACATATTCAAGGCAGTGCGCTTAATTTCTGTAAACAACAGGTATTAAAGAAAGCGTTAAAAGAGGTTGAGGCAATAACTAATGATGGTGAATTTGAAGCGTACAAAAGAATCGAAAGCATCATTCAAAAAGCGTTACAGGTTGGTGTGATTGACCAAGACATGACTGATGTTTTTGATGATGTTATGTCAGCATTGCAGAAAGATTCTAGAACAGCTATACCAACAGGTGTAGTAGGTATTGATAACTTATTAAAGGGCGGTTTAGGTAGAGGTGAGTTAGGCGTTGTACTTGCACCAACAGGTACTGGTAAAACTACGTTACTAACCAAGTTTGCAAACGCCGCATTTAATAATGATTTTAACGTTGTTCAAATATTTTTTGAAGATAACGTTAACAATATTAAAAGAAAACATTTCACAATTTGGTCAGGTATTGCACCAGACGACCAAACAGAAGTTCCTGAAGAAGTTGAAAAGAGAGTTAATGATGCAAAGGAGAGATCTAAGGGTCAGCTTAGGTTATTAAAACTACCTAGTGACTCAGTAACTATTAGCGAAATCAAATCTAAATTAAGAAAGATGATTGCTGATGGTTTTAGAATTGATTTATTGACTTTGGATTACGTTGATTGTATTTCACCTGAAAGAAGCGCTTTTGGTGAAGAATGGAAAGGCGAGGGTGCTATTATGAGACAATTAGAATCAATGACTTCTGAATTCGATATTGCAATCTGGACCGCAACACAAGGTAACAGAGAATCAATCAAAAGTGAAGTTGTTACAACTGACCAAATGGGCGGTTCAATTAAGAAGGCGCAAATTGGTCACGTGGTATTATCAATTGGTAAAACAATTCAACAAAAAGAACTACATTTAGCAACTCTTACGTTGTTAAAATCTAGAGTTGGTAGAGATGGTGTTATATTTGATAATTGCCACTTTAACAATGAGTATCTAACAATAGATACCGATTCGCAGAGTACTATGCTTGGGTTTGAACAAGACAAAGAAGAAAAAGGACATTTGGAAATTGTATAAACAACAAGAAGCGTGTATTTGGACAGCGGAAGAGATTGACTTAGGTCAAGATATTACCGACTGGGAACACAAACTTAATAATGATGAACAACATTTTATTAAGAATGTGTTGGCATTTTTTGCAGCATCGGATGGTATTGTTAATGAAAATTTAGCAATGAACTTTGTTAATGAGGTTCAATACACTGAAGCAAAATTTTTCTACGGATTTCAAATAATGATGGAAAACATCCATAGTGAAACATATTCATTATTGATTGATACATACATTAAAGATAGAGAAGAACAAATGCATCTTTTCCGTGCAATAGATACTATCCCAGCAATTAGAAAGAAAGCTGAGTGGGCTATTAAATGGATTAATTCAGAATCATTTGTTGAAAGATTGGTGGCATTTGCAGCTGTTGAAGGTATCTTCTTTTCAGGTTCATTCTGTTCTATCTTTTGGTTAAAAAAGAGAGGTTTAATGCCTGGACTAACATTCTCTAATGAGTTAATTTCTAGAGATGAAGGTATGCATTGTGACTTTGCTTGTCATTTGTACAACAATCATATTGAAAAGAAATTATCTGAAAAGAAACTTAAAGAAATCATCGTTAGTGCATTAGAAATTGAGAAAGAATTTATTTTAGAGGCACTACCAATCAGATTAATTGGTATGAATAGAACTTGACAGCGCATTTTCTGATATGGATTTTTAAAATAATAAAAAAATGAAGGTAAAAAAAAGAAACGGTGAATTAGAAGAAATGAGATATGACAAAATCACTAAAAGAATTAGTGCACTTTGTCATGACTTAAATTTAGAATATATTGATCCTACATATATTACTCTTAAGGTAACTCAAGGAATATATGACGGGATTAGTACATTAGAGTTAGATAAATTAGCGGCTGAAACTGCGGCGTCAATGACAACAACCCACCCAGATTACGCAAAATTAGCTGGTAGAATTGCTGTTTCAAATTTACATAAGTCAACGCCAAATAAATTTTCACAATGCATTAAGCAATTATATTCTTTTATCGAACCTAAAACAGGAAAGGAATCTTCATTGATTTCTAAAAATCTATATGATTTCGTTTTGGAAAATAGAGAAGTTATTGATTCAGCGGTTGATATGGAAAGAGATTTGGATTTTGATTATTTTGGAATCAAAACTTTAGAAAGATCATATCTACTAAAGATTGGAGACAAGATAGTTGAGAGACCACAATATCTCTATATGCGTGTTGCTATGGGTATTTGTAATGGTGATTTAGAAATGGGTTTAAGAATCTACAATGATTTATCAACTCATTTGTATACACACGCTACACCAACATTGTTTAACGCTGGAACACCAAAGGCACAGATGTCATCATGCTTCTTATTAGCAAATAAGGATGATAGTATCGAAGGATTATTTTCAACGATTAAAGATGTAGCACACATATCTAAATGGGCCGGCGGTATCGGATTACACGTTCACAATGTTAGAGCAAAGGGTGCGTATATTAAAGGTACTGGTGGTGAATCTGATGGTTTAATCCCTATGATGAAAACATATAACGAAATTGCTCGTTGGATTAACCAAGGTGGTAAACGTAAGGGTTCCTTTGCAATTTACTTAGAACCTTGGCACTCAGATGTTTTCGAGTTTATTGAATTAAGAAAGAATACGGGTAAAGAAGAGATGCGTGCTAGAGATTTATTTTTAGCAATGTGGACTCCAGATTTATTTATGAAGCGAGTTGAAGAAGATGGTGATTGGTCACTATTCACACCAGACGAAGCTCCAGGTTTATCTGATGCTTATGATACTCCAGAAGAAAAGAATTTTACAAAACTATACGAGCAATACGAACAAGAAGGTAGAGCACGTAAAGTTGTAAAGGCAAGAAAATTGATGGATAAGATTTTAGAAGCGCAAATGGAAACTGGTACACCTTATATGTTGTACAAAGACCCTGCAAATTATAAATCAAACCAAAAGAATCTTGGTACTATTAAGTCATCTAACTTATGTACTGAAATTATTGAATATTCATCTGCCGATGAACAAGCGGTTTGTAATTTAGCTTCAATTGCTTTACCAAAATATATTGTTAATGGTGAGTTTAATCATGAATTATTATATGAAACCACCAAGCAGATTGTTAGAAATTTAAACAATGTAATTGATTTAAATTATTATCCAACAGAAGAAACTAAACGTTCTAACTTTAGACATAGACCAGTAGGTTTAGGTATTCAAGGTCTAGCAGATGTGTTCTGTTTATTAGGTATTGCATTTGAGAGTGAATTGGCTGATAAAATACAAGTTGAGATTTTTGAAACAATTTATTTTGCTGCATTAACATCTTCAAAAGAGATAGCGCAAAAAGAAGGCGCCTATGAAACGTTTGAAGGTTCACCATTATCACAAGGTATTTTACAATATCAAATGTGGGGTAAAACTGATAAGGATACTTCAGGTAGATGGGATTGGAAATCACTAAGAAAAGAAATCATCAAATATGGTGTTAGAAACTCTTTATTGGTTGCACCTATGCCAACCGCATCAACAGCACAAATCTTGGGTAACAATGAGGCGTTTGAACCATTTACAACAAATCTTTACTTGAGAAGAACTTTAGGTGGTGAATTCGTTGTAATTAACAAACATTTAGTAAAAGATTTATTAAAGATTGGTATGTGGAATGACGCCATCAAAAATAAATTAATTATGGAAAATGGTTCAGTTCAGAATATCCCAGAAATTCCTACAGAATTAAAAGAGATTTATAAAACCGTTTGGGAGATGTCACAAAAAAGAATCATCCAAATGGCAGCAAATCGTAGTGTCTATATTGACCAATCACAATCTATGAATTTATTCATGGATAATGTTACGAAACCAAAATTATTGGCTGCACACATTTATGGTTGGAAAATGGGTTTAAAAACCGGAATGTATTATTTAAGAACTCGTTCAGCGGTAGATGCAATAAAAAGTTTAGGTGTTGACATTTCAGCAACAGCACCAAAACCAGAACCAGTACAAGCGCAAACGACGAATTCAATACATTTTGAACAAAACGATGCAACATTAACAGCAAAACCAGACGATTCACCATTTGAATGCGTTGGTTGTGGTTCATAAAATAATGGATGGCTCCCTCAAAGCGTAGCTGTCGTTGAGGCGTACCTTAAGCATCCAGGACTTGTGAATACAGGGAGCGAATACCAAGTCACTATTATCGCGACATTTTTTCAGTAAAGTGTCGCGATTTTTTATTTATTACCATTTCGGTATTCTTTATATTTATTGGTATGGCAACATCCTATGGTATAGATTTCCCATTTAGGGATAGTATGGTCGGTGACTTTGTTAGAATGACAAAAACTCCCGAGCAAGAGATTAGAGCGAATCTAATACACCTTATATTGACAAAGAGGGGTACTAGATATTTTTTACCAGATTTTGGTACCAGAATTTATGAATATATTTTCGACCAAAATGATGTCATCACCTTTAATCATATTGAAGACGAAATAAGAGAATCGGTTAAAAAATACATTCCAAATTTAGATATTAATTCAATAAAGGTTCTTAATGCGGAAGATGATCCAGATGAACAAGTTAGTATTAGTGAAGATGAAGATAATCGTTTATTTAGAACATCTGATTCATCAAATAAACCTTATACCGCAAAAGTAAGAATTGATTATACAGTAAATAATGGTGCATTTGGTTCAAGTGATTTTATAATTATTAACATATAAGATGAGTAAAAAAATATCATACACGAATAGAGATTTCGCGGGAATTAGAGAAGAGTTAGTTAATCTAACCAAAGATTACTATCCAGAATTAATTAAAAATACAAATGACGCGTCGATATTTTCGGTGTCATTGGATTTAAATGCCGCGGTTGCTGATAACTTACATTATCATATTGATAGGGTTTGGCAAGAAACTCTGCTGGACTTTGCTCAACAAAAACAATCATTATTTCACATAGCAAAAACATACGGAATTAGAGTTCCAGGTCAAAGACCAGCCGTGTCATTGTGTGATTTTAGTATTAATGTGCCAGTTAGAGGTGACAAGGATGATGAAAGATATGAAGGTATATTAAGAGCTGGTGCTCAAGTATCTGGTGGTGGTCAAATATTTGAAACAATGTCTGATATTGACTTTTCTAGTCCATTTAATGATAGAGGAGAACCAAACAGATTGAAAATACCAAACTTTGATGGTAATAATAAATTGATTTCGTACACAATTACAAAAAGAGAAGCGGTAGTTAATGGGGTTACAAAGATTTTTAGAAGAGCGATTACTCAAAGAGACCAAAAACCTTTCTTAAAACTTTATTTACCTGAAAAAAATGTTTTAGGTGTTACATCAGTTATACATAAAGAGGGTACGTCTTTTGGTGCTAACCCAAATGCTTCAGAGTTTATTAGTTCAACTAATAAATGGTATGAGGTTAAATCACTAGTACAAGATAAAGTATTTGTTAAAGACCCAACAAGCGCATCTGACAAAAAGAATTTTGTTGCGGGAACAAATATTAAGGTTTCAAACAAATTTATTACAGAATATACACCAGAAGGTTATTTTTCTTTAACATTTGGTTCAGGTAATGTTGACCCACTAGATAATTTGGACAATTACATTACAAGTAAGTTAAAGGTTAATTTAGGAACATATCTAAATAATATGTCAATGGGTACAATTCCTAAAGCAAACACAACCTTATTCATAAAATATAGAATCGGTGGTGGTAAAGAAAGCAATCTAGGGGTTGGTGTTCTAACAACGGTAGAAAACGTTGATTTTGTTATGACAGGACCATTAAGTTCAATAAACAACCAAGTATCTCAATCATTACAAGTAACAAACGTAACACCTGCTGTTGGTGGGGCTGACCAACCAACTGTTGAGGAGTTAAGAAATATGGTTGCGTACAATTTTGCAGCGCAAAATAGAGCGGTTACCCTTAATGACTATAAATCATTGATTGAAAATATGCCATCAACATTCGGGGCTCCGGCTAAAGTTAATGTTATGGAAGAAAATAACAGGGTTAGAATTAAATTATTATCATATGATGAGAATGGTAATTTAAGTGACACTGTATCTAACACATTAAAGACCAATATTTTAAACTACCTGTCTGAATATAGAATGATTAACGACTATTTGGACATTGTTAGTGGTGAGGTTATCGATATGGGCTTGGAAATTGATTTAGTGGTGGATAAAAACCAAAACCAAGCAGATTTATTAAGAGAAGCAATTACTAAAATAACAAGTTATTTCTCAATTGATAAACGAAAAATGGGTGACCCACTATTTGTAGGTGATTTACAAAAAGAAATCAACGACATTTCGGGTATTGTAAACGTGGTTAGTATTAGAGTTTTCAATAAAATAGGTGGAGAATACTCAACAGCAGAGGTTGCACAAGAGTCAGATCCTATTACAAAAGAAATTAAACAATCTGATTCAACCATATATATGAAAGCAAATCAGATATTTCAAATTAGATTTCCAAATAAAGATATTAAAATAAGAGTTAAAACCTTAGGTTCCCCTACATACTAATAGTTTTTTTACTTATATTCTACATTAGAAAATCAGTAGGTTTCTATTTATATTAGTATGGTTCAAAAGCATAGAATTTTAACAAATGTTGGGAAGGATAAATTGGTAACTGTTGAATTACAACAGAAATTTGATTTATTAGAGATACTTTCATTAAAGTTTACCCAACAAGACACTTACGCATCATTATGCGCCGATTATGGCGTTGTTTGTGGTAGAATATCAGTAAACAACGGATTTGGTGTTCCTAATGCCAAGGTATCTATATTTGTTCCATTAGCTAAAGAAGATGAGGATGATCCAGTAATATCCGCTTTATATCCATTCAAATCACCACAAGATAAAAACGATAGCGGGTATCGTTATAATCTACTTCCAGCTAGAAAACAGCATGGTGGGCATGAACCGACTGGAACATTCCCAGACCAAACAGATATTTTAACTAGAGAAGAAGTTTTAGAAGTATATGAGAAATATTACAAATATACCGTTAAAACAAATACTTCAGGTGATTTCATGATTTGGGGTGTACCTCTAGGTGAACAAACAATACATGTGGATGTTGACCTATCAGATATTGGTTGTTTCTCATTACGCCCAGATGATTTTTTAAGAAATGGTTATGGTGTGGATCAGTTTAAAACAACATATCAATTTAAACCAAGCGTAGATTTAGATTCACTACCACAGGTAATTTCTTTTGATAGGACAGTTGAAGTACATCCTTTTTGGGGGAACGTTGAATTATGTACTTTAGGAATTACTAGAACTGACTTTGATTTATCTAATCAAGGTGTTAAAATACAACCAAAAGCATTTGTTATTGGTGGTTTCTATACAGATAAAGATAGTAATGCAATTAACAAGAATTGTTACCCAAGAAGACAAATGGGTAGAAAGTGTGACCTTATTACTACCAATTCCACAATTGAAGCAATTAGATTCACAACACAAAGAGATTCAAGCAATAGACCAATATTAGAGTTAATTGAAACAACAGAGGATATTGACCAAGACGGCGCATTTGTTATGCCAATTGAAATGAACATGGACTATGTCTATACGAATGAATTTGGTGAGAATGAGTTTACAAATGACTCCAATAAAGGTATTCCAACATCTGCAATTTATAGATTAAGAGCATCGGTTAAAAATGAAACATTAGGTAGGGTTAGAACAACCGCAAGTTATCTTTTACCAAACATTAAAGAATATAGTAATGACCAAACAAAATCATATGCTTGGTCAACTAATTACTCAGATTACCCAGCATCTGCAATGGGTGATATATTAAACAATGTGGATGGCTTTTATTATCCGCAAGATTTTTTCTATAGATTTTCATATAACAAGGTTTACACAGTATCATCTTTTCAAAGTTCATATTTTAAGAATGTGCCTTACTCTTCCAATAATTTCTTAGCGATTAAAGAAATTGTTCCGGCAGAAGAAGAAGATTGTACTAGTTCAGCGAATACTTTTCCAGTTAACTTTGGTAGTAAGAATTTCACTTTCACATTATTAATTGCTGATGTGCTATTATTTTTAGAGCATTTAATTAACCTTCTTCTTTTAACATTTACCAATAGTTTAGTAAGATTGTTATTTACCGTTGGTGACGCAGCTGATTTTAGACCAATTAGACAATTAGCGAGGAGTATTAAAAAGGCGGCATATAGGGCGCAAGAAAATGGTCAAAGACGATTATATCTAATAAATTATCCAGAATGATCCAGAATGTGAGGAATGTAATGGTGATAATAGTTATGGTGCTGTTACTACTGGCACAGGAACTGGTAGTGATTACTGTTCTGTTGGAAGTGTAGAAATAACAGGTGATTATTTAGAGAACACTAGGATATTAAGTGTAACATCATTAACTTTTTCACCATCATCAGCAGGAGATTGTTCTGGCGAAGATTTAAATGCCTTAGGGGCTGCTTTAATTTCTGGTGGAACTGGTATCCTTTATTTCATAAACAATCAATCAAACTATCAATTATCAAGTGTATATGGTAATGAAAGTTTAACCAATCAATTTTCTGGAACACCGGTTGTAGATGTAAGTGGTAATACTATTAGTTATAGTAATATTACATTTGATGATTCAGCTGGTTTGTTTGGTGAACCAATATCGTACACTTTAACAATTAGAAGTAAAACTGAAAAAGAAGGTACAGACACATCATCATTAGTTCAATTAGAATCTGGTTGTGATTTGTATGATACACCATATAATGAAAGTATTGTTAGTTGGTATTATCCAACAACTGGTTATACAAATTACACACAAACAGGTGTTATATCACCATCAAGTTATAATGCTGGCACGACATCCGTTGTTGCAACAAATATCACCGATACAGGATATGGTGCCCCGTTAGCCGCCTACACTTCAACACTATCAGACGATATTGTTTTCTACCCTAGTTCGGGCGTTCCATTAGTACCTTCTTTTGAAGGTGAAACTTACGAAAAATTTACTCGTAGTGGTATGTCTGAATTTGAAAATGGTATTTTCACTGTTGTTCCAGGTACTCAATCAACAAGAAGAGTTTGGGAAATTTTAAAAGAATATCGCAGAAGAAAACGTGTTGGTAAACTTTTTTGTGGTGGTATTGTAAATTATTCTTTTCTTGATAACTGGTTATCAGGTTCATTATATTTCTTTGCATTTAAAGCTAAAAATAAATCAGCTACAGATGCTGATTATTGTAAAGATATTATTAAATGGGTGCCAGATCAAAATTTATTCTATTATAGATCATGCCCATATAATCCTAATACAGGTGCTTGGGGTTCTGGTGCTAGTTTATTTTTTACCAAAAAAAGAATTAATCGTCCAACAACATTTGTTGACCTAGGACCTAGAGATGAATTTATTAAAGAAATTTGTACTGACCCAAATTTAGATCCTAATTGTTCTGTTAGTAGACAAATTGGTCCAACATCATATAAAAGTTTTGGTGATTTGTTAGGGTTAGCAATTAACTATAGAATGGATGTTAGTAACAATGATCATGATATAAATGAATTTTTTGATAATGAAGGTTTTAATTTAAATGGTATTAGCAGAGTACTAGATGGTGATATTATGCAATTAATATCTATTAATAGTGAAGTTGGTATTGAACCATTTGATTTGCAAAGTCCAAAATATCTTGGTTATTCTTATCAGGTATTAGACCCAGATGTTTATCCTAGTGTTTTTAAAAACGGAACAAGTGTTTATGGTCCATTACCTGTAACTTTTGAATTTGCTGAAGATGGTGAAAGACAAAGAGCTTGTTTAAATGAACCAACACATATAGCTAATGACGGGTTAACACTTGTACAAGGTAGATTGACTGAATCAGCACAACCAGTACCATTTTATTTATGGGAAAAAGGTGGAACCGGATTTGGTCCTTATAATGAAACAACGTTAGATAATCAACGATGGGATTATGGTAATGTTCAAGTACAACCATTACAAGGAATGACTTATAATTATAATTTAATATCAGCGGCAGATGATTCATCTGACAAATATTTGTTATTACCAATGACATATACATTCTCTGGTTTAACTATTGGTGGACTTAATGTTACTACTACAGTAGAATTTGATGTTGTATCTTCATCTGATGGTCACGCATCTTATGATGGTGAG